TGGGTGGTTTCGTTTGTGTTATTCAGATTGTTATCTATCTCTTACTCAAACACTTGACTTGTATATACAAGCCCTATCTATCTCTCCGCTAATACATTAACACTCATAATGCCCTAACGTATTGGTACTCTATGAATGACTGCCAACAACTTAGGGCACTCTCCAGGGACAAAAGCGGTAATATATGGGACAAAAGCGGTAATATATGGGACAAAAGCGGTAATTTATCCTCCCTAACTGCCTCACCGCGTGTCAATGTGTCTACATATAATATAATAGAGAGTGTGCACATAAATATATTTTATGACATATTTATGCGTCACCACTCTTCTCGAGTACTTGAGTACTCTCTCCCCTGTAAAAAAAAGAAGAAATTCTTGAGTGCGTACGCGCGTTCGAGCGTGAGAGCGTCGGCTTCGTTTGTGTTATTCGTATAACACTGCTTGAATGGGGCGTCAATACAATATAACCAATTTCTACGACATAAAAAAATATTTGGGTATTTATTTCACAAGTATTTCACCATAGGCCACTCCGATGATACAGGCACAAAGCCGTAAAAACGCCCCTCCATAAAAAAATTCACCACGCAATTTTTATGTTCGGGCTTCCATGTGCTTACGTATTCACTCAGTTAATGTGCAAACGCGTATTCTCACAGTATTTCCAGTGTTCCCACATAAAACTTCCAAACTCTAAGAACTTCAAGAGCCTCTTCAAAACTGGACCAAAGTACTCAAATGTTCCAGTACTCTCAGCGTGGGTTGTTATAGAAATAACACTGCGAGAATAGGGTGTCAATACAATATAACCAAAAAAAACGACACCGTGAAATAAGAAATGTTAATTTATGTTAATTTATGTGCCTTGAGTTTGGGGCGGGAGTTTGAGAGTACTTGGAGAGAGAAGAATAAATATTAAAACCAGGAGTACTCTTACTCATAAAAATTAAAAGAATATATGGCAACTGTTAAAAACTTAGTTAAAAAATTCCTGATAGATAAAGGCAATTATGAAGAGTTAGATGATTCTTTGATAGACCGTATTCCTTTCATATTAGAAGTTATTAAAGAAGCCCAAAAAGAAATTAAAGACAATGGAGTTATTGTGTACGACCACAGGCAAAATTCCAAACGCAACCCCGCAATAGACGTTTACAAACAATGGACAGAAAAACTTGAGAGATTATTTCTTTCCTTAGGCTTAACACCAAGAGAACGTACAAAATTAAAGCTGCAAATATTAGAGCAAGATGACGGATTTGATGATTAGGCCTGGTAGCCGACCACTTTCAAAAGAAAAATACACAAGCAAATGTTGGGACCTGGTAGAGTATTACATTAAAGGAGTGATGGATGGAAGTGTGCCTGCAGGAAAGCACATAAAATTACAGGTAGAGCAATTCATAAATATTTCAAAAGATTCACAATTTGAGTTCAGACCAAAATTAGTAGACAGAATATTTGACTTTTTTAGTTATGTGAATGTGAAGTACAAAGATTCATTTGTGCAATTTCCAATGTTAGGATGGCAAGCCTTCTTCCTAGCACTTTTATTTGGATTCTATTACAAAGGTACGGAAAGACGGAAAGTTAATGAGATACTGTTATTCATAGCAAGAAAAAATTCAAAAACAACTTTCGCAAGTGCTATTATTCTATATGGATTACTTAGGGATGGAGTAGCAGACCCAAACACATTACTTCTAGCAATTGGAACTGCACAAGGTAGGATAGCACTTAGGGCTGCAAAGAGTATGATTTACCACTCACCAGCCTTGATGAAAAGGTTATTACCACAAAGAAATAAAATTATGCCTATAGACCCTGCAAACCAGGGTTTCTGTGAAGTGTTCAGTACCGTAGACCCAGATAGATTAGAAGGGTACAACCCAAGTATGACAATTATAGATGAGGTACATGGATTTGACCCAGAAAAAATACCTGAAGTGTACAATGCTATTATTCAAGGAACAGGAGAAAGAGCAAACCCCTTAACAATTCTAGCAAGTACGGCAGGTAGAAATGAGAACACTTGGTTCATTAACAAAATAGATTATTACAAGGCTGTGTTAGAAGGAAAGATAGAAGACCACAGTGTAGCAGCCTTGATATTCCAGCCTGATGATGGTGATGACCTTACACAATTAGATACTTGGGCAAAAGCAAACCCTTCAATGGATTTGATATTTGATTCTTACAAATTAGAACAAGAGTTCAATAAAGCAAAACATAGTTCAAGTGCTATGGATATGTGGTACTTTCTTACAAAAAGAGTTAACATATTCTATGATGAACCTGATACTTGGTTAAAAGAAGAAGATGTTAAAAAGTGTTTCAAACCTGTAGACATAAAAGATTTCAGAGGACAACCTTGTATGCTGGCAGTTGACTTGTCGCAAACACAAGATTTGACTGCACTTAGTGCTGTATTTGAAGATAAAAACAAACCAAAACATTTGTATGTGTTCACATTCTTCTTCATGGCAAATGACCCAAATAAAATAGTTAGGAAAAATGGATTTGATTTATCCAAATATATGGGTACTCATGTCACAATGAGTGAGACAAATAGAGTAGATGGGAACCAAATTATGGATAAAGTGAGGGAACTTAATGCAAACTTTGATGTTAAAAAGTTCTTGTATGACCCCTTAGGTGCACCTTACTTTGTAGCAGATATTCAAAAAGAACTTGGTATTTATGTCGAACCTTATAGACAAACAGCAATGCACTTCAATGTACCACTTAATTTCATAGAAGATATGGTGTCGACTGAAGATATTACATTTCAAGAGAACCCTGTTATGGAATGGAATATTGGAAATGTAGTTATAGAAGCAAAAGATAGCAACCAAAACAAGAAGATAAATAAAAATAGAAAGAAGGATAGCGTGGATGGTATTGTTTCTGCTGCAATGGCTATTGGAGGATTTCTCAATTATTATTACCCAATACTTTCATAGCACTGGATGGTTAAATGCACCGAGAGATATATATTAAAATTTACAAAATAAATACGAGGGAATGTCGTTATTAGATAGATTAGTAGAAAAAGCACTCGATAAAAGAGAGCAGGCAAATATAGTAGTGGGCCCAATAAAAGAGACTTCTCAAGCAACTCTAGCAGAGTTAAATATTGGGTACGCAAATTACAACAAAAAACACCCGGACCAAATAGCAACAGTGTACACATGCTGCAGGATTCTTAGTGATTACCTAGCAAGAATACCAATAAAACTTGTAGAAGTACAAAGCAATGGTTCAGAGGTAGTTATAGAAGATGATTATAGATTTGATTTATTATTCTATGACCCAAATTCTTACCAAAACCACTTCAAATTCTGGAATGCCCAAGAGTATGTTAAAAACTTAAAAGGAAATTCTTTCGCAAAAATTAACAGAGTTAATGGAAGACCTGTTAGTTTGGATATTATTCCGACAAACCTATATGCGGATTACAAAATAGTTAGAGGACAACTCTATTATTATTTTTACAAAACTTCCAATGATGCAATAGCACAAAACAAAACTTCATTAACCGTTTACAATTCAGCAAATATATTACATTTCACCAATGTGACAAAGGATGGTGTGAATGGTATTTCTCCAATTCAAGCCTTAGATAAAATGTACAATGTGAACTGGCACGGTTGGACAACCTTAGAAAATTCTTACAAAAGAGGACTTAAAAGTTCAAAAGCAATAAAGTACCCAATGATGGTACCTGGAGAACGAGCACAAAGTGAAGCAAGAAAACAATTTGAAGATGAGTTTGGTGGTAGTGTTAATGCTGAAAAATTAGTTTCATTACCAAAAGGTGCTGAACTTATAGACTTACAGATTTCTCCAAGAGATGCTGAGTTCATTAGTACAATAAAATTCACAACCGAACAAATTGGAGCTGCCTTCAGAGTACCTTCACATATGCTTAACATATTAGAAAGTACAAAATTCAATAGTGTGCAGGAAATGCAACGTTCATTCCTTAATGATGAGTTTGGAAGTACAATTAAAATGTATGAAGACGAACTCAATTTCAAGTTGTTAACGATGGAAGAAAGAAAAGCCGGAATGAAAATAAAATTTGATATAGATGCACTTCTTTCATTAGACGCAAAAAGTAGAACAGATATTTATGACAAACAAATAAAAGGTGGTATGTTAACAGTTAATGAAGCAAGAATAAATGAAGGACTTAGTACAATAGAAAATGGAGATAAAAACTGGATGCCTAGCAACTTTGTGTACATTCAAGATAGAGTGACTCCAGGTGCAACAACATTATAGAGATAAATATTAAAATGATTTCAAGTTATGAATGAAAAAATAGAAAAAAGGGTTATAGCCCTTAGTGGTGATACACAATTTAGAGCTATAGAAGAAGATGGCAAGAAATTCATAGAAGGATATGCCGCTATATTCGATAGCCGTTCAAAATTACTCATGGAAAATAGAGAAATGTTCTATGAAGACATAAAACCAGGAGCCTTTCGCAATGTATTGGATACCAAAGACTTAGATGTATACTTAACCTTCAACCACAGTAGGGATTTAGTTATGGCAAGGACCGTTAATGGAACACTTTCATTAAATGAAGATGACAAAGGTTTGTTCTTCCGAGCAGAAATTCCAAATGTTAGTTATGCAAATGATACTTATGAGTTAGTTAAAAATGGAACTTACTTCGAAAATTCATTCGCCTTCACAGTTGATAAAGAAGACGTGGATTGGAATACCGATGAAGACATTCCCCTTCGTTCTGTACGAAATATTAAAAGATTGTACGACGTTTCGGTAGTGACCAATGGAGCGTATGCTGAGACTTCAGTGACCGCAAGAGATTTACCTGAATACGAGGAAGAAGAAGTACCAGAAGAAGTTAACTTCAAAGCACTTCATAAAATGCGTAGCAACGAAATAGAAAACTTAAAATAAAAACATAAAATGAAAGAAATTAATGACCTTAAAACAAAAAATACTTCTCTTAGAGAGTTAATGAAAGACTTAAATGATTCTGCCTTAACCGAGAAGAGAGACTTCTCCGATGAGGAACAAGCAAAGTACGATGGGTACAAAGCCGAAGTTTCAAAGAATGAAAAAAGAATGGAAAGATTAGAAGAGCAAGAAAAGATTAACACAATTCTAGCTGGCAACCTTAGAAATGAGGATGATGGTGAAGCAAGAGAAATAGTTCATGACCAGGCAACTGCTTGGAGAGAATATGTTCGTTCAGGAAGTATTACTTCTGAGTTCGCTGGACCAAATGGTGGTTTCCAATTCAGAGCTGACCCTTTGTTAACAACCACTGAGGCTGGTATTATTCAAAAGGCAATACAACCAATGAGTGTTGTTAACACACAAGGATTAGACTTCGCAAGAGCACTTGGTGTTAACGTTCTTACCGGATTAACCGGAACAGTAGAACTTCCAAACATGGCACAAATAGATGCTAGTGTTGTAGCTGAAGGAGCTGCAGTAGGACTCGCAAATGCTGCACCTGCTGTTATAGAGATGAAAGCAAAAACTTTCGGTACCACTCAAAGTTTCTCAAAACAATTCTTACTTACTTCTTCTCCTGATGTTGTGACCAAAATTCTTAATGATATGGCTGCAGCAAATGAGAGAAAGATTCTCGCTGAGTTATTTGACTCATTCGCAGTTGATGCGATAGATGCAAGTGTTAGTACAACTGTAGCTGGATTAACTTATGGAGACATGGTTAACTTAAAAGCTATAGATTACAACTTAGGAAATACTGCCTTTGTTAGTACAACTGCAATTAGAGCTTATTTAGAGCAACTTAACGCTAGTTCAGCTAGTATTAAATTCGCTTGGGATATGGGTGTTGTAGCTGGTGAACCTGCTTATGCAACTGCTGCCTGCAACGCAAACAACATTGTATTCGGTGACTGGAGTTCTGCAGTTATTGGTATTTGGGGAGCCCCAGAAGTGATTTTGGACGTTTACAAATACAAGCAATATGGCAAAACTGAAGTAGCTGTTATGAGTTATGCTGATGCAGCTATTCAAAATTACCGTTCATTCCAATGGTGTGATGATGCTAGTGCTGGTATTTAGTAGTACGTATTACTTCACATAAAAAGCAAAGGGAGGGGGTGGCTTACTCTCTCCCTTTTTATTAAAATTAAAAAATTTGATATGAATGCGTACAACACAATTACGATAGAAAAAACCAAAGACAATGATGAATACCCTATTACAGTTAGGGAAGCAAAACTTCATATGGGCTATGGAATAAATGACTTACAAGAATATGAAGAGTACCTTGGTATGTTGATTCGTGCTGTGACAAAAGAAGCAGAAGATTTCATTCAAAAAGATTTATCCTTAACTTCTTGTGTGTACACTTTTTACAATTTCAATGATAGTGATGTAGAAATTCCTGAAGGACATTTCAATTCATTAACAGCAATTATTACAGATGGAAGTACATTGGTGACACCACAATACACATTCCCTTATGAAAATGAAGTTGAGTTTGAGTTGTCGACAAGTGTTTCAAGCAACCCCTTAACAGTTCAATTCAAAACTGGATTTACAACTGAAAATATTCCAGAAAACTTCAAGCTAGCTATTATGATGAGAGTGTTTGATTATTTCTTAGTACATAGAGGTTCAAAAAGTACACTTTCATTACAAGACACACAAACATTTGAGAAGTTGTTAATGACAGCAATGAGTACAAGGATTCCTTAACATATTCTTAACAAAAATAAAACTCACAATGGTTGGAATATGTATTAGATAAAAGCGTAGTTATTCAAAGGTACGAAAACACTGCAGCAGTTGGTTATGGACAAAAAATGCAATGGAACTTTGTTAAAGATGCTATGGCGAAAATTATAGTTAAAGCAGGTGATACACAAGCAGCACCACAAGGACCTTTGACATTTGATAGAGTGGATATTATAGTGTATTATGATGATGCAATAGATATGGAATGTAGAGTTGTGTACAACCGACAAAAATACAAAATTAGACACATGCAAGAAATTGGAGAACAGAATATTGGACAAAAAATGTACTTAAAATTAACCGCAATAAAGTGGTATGAAAAGGATTAAAATTAGTGTTATTTGGTTAACACTGTGAGAATGAGGTGTTAATACAAATTAACCAAAAAAAACGACATAATGAAATTATTTATGTTAAAAAATGTTAAAAATTAACAATTAGAATATGTCAGAAAAAGATTATTTAGATTTAGAAATGCGCGCGAAGAATTATAGACTTAGTATGCAGAAAAATGATTCATTTTGGTTCTTAAAAAGATGGACCAAACAAAGAATTTATAATTTGAAAATGATAGAGAAAATGGCTTATTATTCAAGACATGCCTTACATTTTGGAAAATGCAATTAACTATAGATGACTATGTTAAAAAATGTTAAAAATTAACAATTAGAATATGGCAGATGGATTCTCATTTGAGTTAACAGGTATGAAGGAGTTCTATGAAGCAATGAAAGAACTTCCACAAAAAACCAAGGATAGTGTACTTAAAGCTTACAATAGAAAACTAGCGAAAAAGTACATTGTAGAAGGTATGAAGAGCGCCCTGCCGTATTCTCCAAGACAAAAAGATTATATTATTATTACGAGTATTAAAGGTGATAAAACCGGTGTTAGTGCTGGTTTCAGTACAAAGGCGAAGTGGATTAGATATATGGATAAAGGTACTGAAGAAAGATACACAAAGGCTGGAGCCTATAGAGGTAGAATGGTACCAAGAAATAGAGTAGGCCCTTACATAGAACAACAAGTACCAAGGATTATAGAAGAGTTTCAAAAAGACTTTGGTACTGAAATACTCAAAACAATAGATAAAAAAATGAAAAGTGCGCAGAAAAAATTAACAAAATTAGGATAAAAGATGGCGAACTTTGTAGATGATTATAGAGATTTATTAGTTAATGACCCTTCTATTCTGGCTTATTTTGGGAACAACATATTATATGGAGCACTTCCAAATGAAATAGATAGAGATGACCCTTGGTTGAGATGGACAATAGAAGATGTGGAACAGACATATTATGCGGGTTCACAGCAACCTTCTAGAAGTACATATTCTGTTATTATAGATATTCTATTAGATGACCCGAATGAAGTGACTAGAGTTGTAGACTGGGTTTCAGAGAGGTTGTTAGATGTACAACGATACAAAAATATTAGAGTGAGTTATATTACAGGAAAAGATTACGGCAATTATGAAGAAAAAGATTTATGGGTTGGAATACTTTCGCTTAGGATAGTATTCGTACAATGAGATAAATAAAGAAAGCAATTAAAAATTAAAATTAAAAATTTATTATGGCAACAACAGTTAAAAGCGACTTGATGCAGTTCTATATGGGCTATGTGACAGTAGATTCGTCTATTGTGTTATGTGCGAAAAGTTTCGGAATTTCAAATAGTAGAGCTAGTGCAGACCAGCAATACTTAGGTGATGATAGCACTTACACCACATTAGGTGCAGATGCTTGGACCGCAAGTTTGGAAAGTGACCAAGTATTAACACAAGATGTTAGTGCTGGACAACTTACTTACACTGACTTGTTCACAATTTACACAAATAAAACTCAGGTGACCCTTACATTCTTCCCTGACCACTCTGATGTTTCGATTGGACAGAAATATATGCAAGGTACTGCAATTATAGAGAGTTTGGATTGGACAATGGCTGCAGGTGAAGCACCAGCAAGTTATAGTGCAAGTTTCAAAGGTATGGGTGCACTTTCAGTTCAAACAACCACTTAAAACTTTCTTTGATTCTATTCATAAAAAGAATAAAAAATTATGGTAGATTACATAGAATGGGATGGCAAGACTTATCCAGTATTGTTTGGGCACGTAGCTATTAAAGAATTTGAAGCTGCTAGTGGAAAATTATTTCAAGACATTGGGGAGGACATGGAAGAACATGCCCTTCTTTTATGGCACGCAATAAAAATAGCACATAGAAGATTAAAAGAACCTTTCGTAGTTGATGGAGTAGAAGTGATTACAAAGGAAGATTGTTTGTGGATTCTTGATGAGAGATGGCCGCAATATTTCGCCTTGGTTGTTAAAAGTATGGCTGATTTAGCTGAAATGACAGTTGAAGAACTTGTACAAAGAGGTATGGAAATAGATGCTGAACTGAAAAAGAACCAAGTGACCGCGAAAAAAAAGCCCTTAAAAACACCAGTTGGCAAGAAGTAGAAGCTGAAGCTATTGGTATTCTCAAGATTTCAAGTGAAGATTTTTGGTACATGACACCAGCCGTTTACATAAAGGCTATTAAAATGCACCTTAAAAATGAAGAGACAAAGTTGGTTTCTATATTAAATGGACTGAGAATACAAACCTTTCACTTGGCTGGAAATACAAAAATTTCATTCAATACTTTCAAAGCGAAATATTGGCCCTTACCAGGTGATACAGTAGAATTAGCACCAGTTAAAGAAAGTGAAAAGATGACAAAAGAAGATGCACAACAAATGTTCTTACGATTAACAGGAAAACAATAAATAGTTTCATATCTAGGAAAAAGGGTACGACGAAAGTTAGGCCCTTTTTTTATGCGAATAAATATATTAAATAAAGGATAAATATGTTAACAGCAGCCGACCTTAACTTAAATATTAGAGCTAGTGCAGCCGAGTTCAATAAAGTGACCGACCAGGTAGCACAAAAAAGCAAGATTACTCTCCAGCAGATTCAGAACGGAAATAAAAAGACCGATGCTAGTTTCAAAAGTATGTCGAAAGGTGCAAGTGGTTCACTTGGCAACCTTAGTAGTTCATTGTCTTCAATGGGACCAGCAGGTGGTGCCGCAGCAGGAGGAGTTCAAAAATTAGCCTTAGCAGCGAAAGCACTTAATGTAGCACTTGGACCTATTGGAATTATATTATTAGCAGTAGGTGTAGCAATAAAAGCCTTACAACAATATTTCAAAGGAAGTACAGATGGAGCGAATGCCCTAGCGAAAATTATGGGTACGTTCAGGGGTATTATGCAAGGATTACAGGATATTCTTATAGCAGTAGGAAGATTCTTATATGAGGTATTTAGCAAGCCCAAGGAAAGTGCCCTAGCCTTTCTGGAAATACTTAAAAAGATTGGAACTGCTATTGTAGAAAATATTAAAAATAGATTTGAGGGATTAGTAGAATTATTTGTAGCAGGTTGGAGAACAATTAGTGCTGGTGCAAGAGGTGTTGGATTGGCAATAGCGTCGATATTCAATAAAGAAAAAAGAGGTGAAGCAGCGAAGGCCTTTGAAGAAATGAAGGAAGGCTTATTAGATGTTGGAAGAGCTGCTGTGAAAATAGAGACTGGATTTACTCCTGAAGAATTAGTGGCAGGATTTGACAAACTTAAAGAAGCTGGTTCAAATGCTTGGGGAAAAATTGGTGAGTTCGCAGAAAAGTACAAAACCACAATAGAAAACTCTCAAAAAATAGCAGATAGAGAAAATGCACTTTGGGAAAAGAAAAACAAGTTCATTACAGAAGGTGCGAATTTAGAAAGAAAAATAGCAGAATTACGTGTTGAGGCAGGCGATAGATTAAAAAGTGATGAAGAAAGACAAAAAACACTTAATGAGTTAAATAGAGTTCAAACTGAATATTACAAAAAGAAAGTTGATATAGCGAATGATGAGTACACAATACAAAGAGACATAAATGCCTTAGGAGAAAGTGGAAGAGAAGATTTAGATAAAGAACAAACCTTGTTGGCTGGTGTTGATTCCTTATTGGCTGAACAGGCAACAAAACAAAGGTTCATTGTTAACACTCAAGCAACAATTACAGAAGGAATAAAGAAGAGTGAGGCAGAAATGCAGAAGTTCTTAGATACAACTTCCGCAACTGCTGACAAACTGGCTGAAGCAGCCTTGATTAAAATGCAACTTTCATTAGAAGAGGATGCCTTAGCGAATATTCAAGAAATGCTTGACAACGAAAAACCTTTAGTAGCACCTTCACCTATTACTGACACAACTGCCTTCACAAAAGGATGGATTGGAGCACTTGATATTGTTAAAGGTGCTATGGGACAACACCAGCAAGATTGGCAAGAACTTGGAACATGGGTACAAGATATTATAGCAGGGACATTAGTAGATGCAGTATTAGCCTTAGGTGATGCCTTTGGTTCATTATTTAGTGACCAAAAACAAGGATTTAAAGAAGTTGTTTCAGTTATTCTTAAAGGTGCACAACAAATTATAGTAGGATTGTTAGCGACAGCAATAGCCGCAGCTATAGAAGGTGGTGTTTCAGAAGGTGGACCTATTCTTGGATTGGCCTTAGCAGCAATTGGAATAGCAGGTGTATTAGCCCTTTGGAGTAGAGTACCAAAATTTGGTGATGGTGGTTATGTTGACAAACCGACCTTAGCACTTATTGGAGAAAAAGGACCTGAATTTGTTGTACCTGCGAATAAAAGTATGGGTGGAACAACTCTTACATTAAAACAAACTGCACCACTTACATTTAGATTAGAAGGTGGAGATTTATATGCAGGTGTTCAATTACAAGAAATATTACAAAATATTGGATAAAACATGGCTTACGGATTAAAGTATTATGAGAATTTCAGTTCACCTTTAGGTGTAGTAGGACAAATAAAGTTATATAGACTTGATTATGCTGGTAGTGCGACAAGAATAAAGTTAGCTGAAAAAGGTATTCAAATAAAAAGCAATTTGTCTGATTGGTGGACTCCTATTGTACTTCAAAGTGCAAGTATGACAATTATTAACGATACAAGTACTGCCGCAGGATGGTATGAATACTTAGACTTAATGACATTAGAAGAAAAAGAGTTCAATTTGATAGTTGATGCAACATTTGGAGGAACCAGTTATAGATTATTTGATGGGTTCATAGATTCCCAAGTTATTTCTCAAAAGTATGTTAACTCAGGAACGTTCTCATTAACTGCAACAAATTACATTTCAAAATTAGACAACACTCACCCAGATATTGTTGACACAATTACAAAACAAACACCTATTAACAT